TTAACTATCCAAATACTGCAATAGTGAGCCCTCTCGGTACTGACCGGCGAACTCTTTCAAAGCTTCATTTTTAGCCAAGTAGTAAGTGCTTTCAGCTATCCCGAGTCGTTGTGTCTGCTCTGCTGTTCGTATCTTGTCGGGTGATATATAACTCATGATAAGTATAGCTCGATGTCTTGGTTTAGCTATTGCGTTGACTGCTTTTATAATCTCATTCACTTCTTCAGGGGCTTTACGTTGCCAGTCATATATCCTGCCCTTGTAGTCTTCGGGGTCAAACTCAAATAGTTTCACAGTCCAATTCTCATCTACCTGTATCATGTCATAGTGTAAAACTGCCACCCTGCACCATCTATGAAACTCTTTCAGTTTTCTTTTTGCTAGTTGTTTGCTCAAGCTCTTCCAGTCCTTTCTTGTGATAGTCATATAGGCTACTCTGGGAATAGTAGGGCAGTGCCCGCTTAATCATTGGCCAAGAATAGCCGTTTACGTACTTCAACCGCATTATCAGACTTATAACTGGGTCGGTGATTGCATCGATGCGGGCGGATAGTTCGTTATAGTCTGCATACAACTGTGCTAGGTCAGTTTCTAGTCGCTCAATCTTCTCAATCCGTTTTATAACCTGGTCTTCTGTAGTATTCTTTTTAGAGCGTTTTACCCTTTGACTTTGATAGTCTGGTGTGTTGACAATGCCAACCCTCAAGGCTTCTATCTCTCTCTTCTTTGATCGTACCAGTTTTTCAAACTTTGCTAGCTGTTTTAGATCCACGCCACGCACCTCCGTGTGATATAATGGTTTTAGGTTTTATTCACAAGTCAGTGCGTGCGCATTGGCTTTTTTGTTTAATCACGCGCCACCGTATCTGAAACATTGTCACCGTGACAACCCTCTCAGCCAATAGTATTTATTCCGCATCTTCAGCAATGATTGCTCGTAACTCTTCAACCGTCAAATCTTCAAATGGATTATGAGGCGCAACGGATACCATACCATCATGTTCAAGTTTTGTCTTGGTTTTAAATTCATCATCTTTCCGCTCTAAGTACCATTTTGACAAGTCTATATCTCCATCTTCAATCGCTTTCGATATATTAAGCTTTGCGCGTGTTTTAACACGTTGCTTAAGTAGCTCTTTTCGGTCAGTAAACTGTGGATTTTTCTTGCAATAATCATACAGGGTTGGTTTTGAAATATTCGCATACAAACAAGCTTCTTCATCGCTTAGCCCTCTCAAAAACGCCTCTTCTAATTTCTTTACCGTTCCTTGTGTCATTTTTGTAGGTCTACCACTTTTATTTTTCATCATGTTATTCCTCTCTAATTTTAGCACAAAAAGAGGCGAGGCCTCTCTCTGTTATTCTACTCACTGCGCGTCTGGACAATCATCATCCCACACGCTACTAATAATTATCTATAATGTCTACCAACAAAATAACCCGAGCTATCTCGTACAATATAACCATCACGGATAGCCCATAAAATAAACAAATACATAAAATCTTTGTAACTGGCCACATTATAGATAACTTCTTCAAGTTGAAACTCGTCCCAGTTTGAAATATATGACCTCTTCCCAGTTGCGGGGGGCATTAGGTCAAGTTTACACTTTTCAGCCGTTTCAAAAATTTTTTTGTTCCGTCTACTTATCCCTTTATGATTGGATAGTAGTACTCGTTCAGATTTTCCATAGTTGACCCCTTGCCATGTCTTTGTATCCAGGTTAAATACTAGCACCCGTCTAGCCTTATCCCAAACATACCTCATAGGCTCATTCTTGGCTAACCAACCAGCCATGTCTTCTTTTTTTTGAAAAGGAGGCATATACTCAAATTCTAAAAAATTCTTATCTTTAATCACTTAATGCACCTTATTTTTATATGTTAATTGTCATTCCCATGGCAAAATTTATTTTTTATTTTTCGCTTGTGGAAGTGCAAGGGACCAGGATAAAGGGGCGGACTCTAACGCCCCCTTTTCCTTGTCACTACTTCCACACTTAACATCCGCCGGTCAAACTACTACTGACGCTAGGCTGTAGTAGTCATTGTCCCTCTTTAACTCATGTCAATTTAACATCACTTAACATTACTTAACATCTTAGAATTATCAAGGTTTTAGGCTTGTTTTTGGTAAGTAACATTAGTTAAATTAACATGAGTTAACACAGCTTAACAAAGCATATATTTCTATGTTAAATTGATGTTAATTAACATGTTAAATTTAACCTAAATTTAACACGATTTTAACGTTAATTAACATCGCTTAACATACATAATGTGGTTAATTTATTATAGTATATCTTGGTATCTTCCATCTATGATTGCTATGGTATTATATGCCTTTTTCTTCCATGTTGCGATTGTCTGACGCGATACCCCCAGATATTCAGAAAGTTCTTTTTGGTTTGGATAATACTCATGTTTATCAAAAAATCCGTGTATTCCGTCAGTTAATTTTGCAGTAAAAACTTCTCTCTCATTTTCTTCCTCAATTGAGCTTCGAATTCTCTCATCAGAAATTTTTAAACCAGGTTCATGAAATTCTAATATTTTGGTATCATCATGCTTCAGTATTGGATAATAAAATAGGTTGTTTGTTGCCTCCTTTGGTGGAAAAGAATTAGAAACTGTTTCTAAGCGCCAATAAGTACGATTTTTTATAGGATTATCTAGCGCGTGAAACTTGTCAAAAATACCTGTTTTCGTTTCCTCTGGAAGTGAAATTAAAGCAGTTTCTAAATGCTCAAACAGTTGTTCGCTGTTGCTATCAGCTCTTTCAGGGTATTTATCGGTTACGTTCATTAGATAATACCTTTTGTTATGAGTGTTCAGAATGTTTTTGGAAAATTCCCATACAGCTGATAACCGCTCTCTTCTTAATAATTCTGGATCTAATTCCAATGGGATTAGTTCTATTAAACTGTCACAATAATTAAGAATATCGGACCACTCAGCCATGGCACGCGCCTCCTCATTTCCAATAGGTCTATGGCTATGACTTTCTGTAAAAATAACGCATGAATTAGTTTCGCTGGTTAATCGGTTCAGCTCTACTAACCTATTTTCTTTTTGCCATGTTGGCGTAGGTATATTATCCAATGAGTCAATAACTACCGCCCTATAATGTTGCGTATTCATTGCTTGAATAATATCATCAACTAGGTTGGAAATTCCTTGAGCAACTTCAATGTTCAAGATATCTATATTGCTAACGGAAGTACGATCTAACTGCAGATGTTCAATCGCTTTATTAAATCGTACTATACATTCTTGTTTAGATATATTCAAATTAACATAGAGAATTTTAGAGCTATTACATTGCCAACCAAGCCAATTAAGGCCGTAAGCTACTGATACAGCTAAGTGGATAGCTAGACTAGTTTTCAAAGAAACTTTAGGTGCTGAAATTGCTAGTTTTTGTCGCCTTCTTAGTAAGTCCTTAATTAAACTAGGTTCCAACATGATTTGTTCACTTGGAAGCTCTGACAATCTAATAATTTTATGTTGTAAAAGCGTTGTGTCTGTCGTCATTTATTTCTCCGTTTCTTTTTGAGTTTCTTTAGTCGTTGCTGTTCTTTGATATGTTCAAAGGTTGGGCGACGGTCTTTCACGTTGCTTTCTCGTCCTATTCGCAACCCATTTAGTGCTGGATGTCTTAGATGTTTACCGCCCATTTTCCACCCCCAAAAATTTCAGAATATCACTGACCCTATAAAAAATTTTTCTTGTATCTTCTAATGGTGGTCGGTATCGTCTTAGCCCGTTGTCTTCCCAGCGTTTCAAAGTCTTATCTTTTATGCCTAGTTCATCTTTAACCTGCTGGGCTGTGATTAGTCCTAACAGTCTTGGCGGGGTTTGCTCACGCGCTTCCAGATAGTTCTCTATAAGCTCCAAAATGCCCGTTTTTAGCTCTATTTCACTTTGTACGGTTAGTTCAAGCCTCATCTCTGTACTTCCTCCAGTCTTGCAAGTCTGCGGTCAGTAGCGCGTGGATACGCTTGTGTTCTTGGTCGTATTGCTTTTGGAGTGGTAGCACTCCTGCAAGTCGTTCTACTTCATTCTGGGGGATATAGTAGCCCCCTTGCTTGTTATCTCGTCCACCGCATACGGGGATACCATAATCAACAATAAGCTGGCGAATATGTTCCCTAATAGTTCGGATGTCCAAGCCTGTCAGCCGTTCAATATCTGTCCCCGTGATAGGCAATTCCATTCCAAGCGGTAGTAACTTGAAAACTTTGTATAGGTGTGGTGGTAGTCGATTTTCTGTCATACCTGCACCTCCAGACTTGCAATTTTGTATTTTATCCAAAGCAATTTACTATCGTGTTCCATATCAAGATAGCACTGCATTTCTTCTGGTGTTGTGTGTTTGAGAATAGTCTCTGCTATATGTTCAAGTTCTCTAAATGTCAGCATGGTTTCCCCTCCTAGTTATAGCGTTTGCCTGCAAGCTGTATATAAGCCCCGTAGCGCTCGTTTTCAATAGGTCTGGTATATTTACCCTCGGTCTTGATTTTAGGCTCTATATCAAGCCGAAAAGTGCCCAAACCAACGCCAAACCATAGATAGAGGTTCAGCGGTGTAAAGATTGCTATCAAAGTTAAAGCTGTTTCGATTGTCATTTCTTGCATTTTTTAGCCTCCTTCTTGGCCAGTTTTTTCATATGCTCAAAATCTTGTAAGGCTAGTTTTAAGTACCACATCGGATTGCCTACCTCTACCTTATCCTCATATCCAGCTTTTAAAAGTAGCATCCTAGTATGTTCGATTCTTGAAGGGAAACTATTTAGCGTATGTTCAATCGGTGTCAAATCGCCATATTGAACTCGTGCCACGTCCTCGTGAAAGTGGTTCAGCATGATTTCGGTTAGATAGTGCAATGTCCATCCTGTTTCATGATCTAGCTGATATACTTTTCTGATGACCGCCTCTAGCTCTTCCGATATTGCAGCCTTTACGGGTGCGTATTCTTTGCTAGATGCTTCAAAATGGATTATCGTTTCTCTGTTACTGTCTTTCATGTAGTTCTTGCCTCGTTTCTTTTATTGTGTCTGTGTAATAGCCCGTGTGGACTGTCTCCGTGAGTTCAAAAGACTTTGCTTAATGGTTCTTTACTATACGATTTCTATACCTAGCCCAGACTATTCCCAGCGGTTGCCCGCCCCAGACTTACCAGGTTGCCCCCTGTGGTCGTGTAAGCCTGTGCCAAAATAATAGCCTTGCTGTGTGTGATTTTCTTAGGGTGGTTTAGGCTGCTCTGGGTCCATGGCTACCTAATGGCGATACCAGCACCTAATACTTTTCTGCTCCAGTTTTAAGGGTTAGCGCCCTCTGTATGGTCATAATGTCCTAGATATGGTATAATCTAGCTATAAAACATTTACTAAAACCCTTTTAATAACAGCTTGCCTGCTTGTTAATTTTGTTTTAGTTAGTAGTTAAAAGGCTTTGCTGATTGGTCTCGGTAAGCCTTTTTTTGTTGCTCTCACGCGCCTTGTGGTGCGTTTTTTAGTGGTCTGAATACCATGTTTTTAATTTCTTGGTATGTCATGTCTAGGTTAATCATAGCAATAGCCATGTCTTCTAGTGCCTGGTATCTGATAAGCTCCTGACTGGTTAGGCTGTCAATGCCATTGTGTCCGCCACGGTGTGCCACTAGCTGGCATTTGTTCATTCCAGTAGCTCCCTTTAGCAAAAGGTTTGTAACCGTGCTGTGCGCGTGTTTTGGGGCTTCCTGCCATGTTTCAATAGCTTCATGTAGTGCCTTACGTTTGGGCTTCTCCAGTGCCCTCTGGTAGCGAAACTCTGCCACCTCGTCCCGCATTTCAAAGAATGCTCGGACTAGGTTCTTTTTGAACGTTCTTACTAACTCAGTATTTTTCAGATAAGTAATTAACAAAGTAGCTTGTTGTTCATTCAGAATGTAGTCCCTTACCTTCTGCCCTGATGTTGAAGGTGCATTTTTAAAAAGCACCTTGCCAAACTGTTCAAAATCTTTTCTGTGCTTGTTAAGTAAGTTTTTAATATGCCTGTGGTTGACCTCTGCGCATTCTGCTACAATACTGCTCAATGTGTACGGCTCTTTCCGTCCGTCCATGTAAACTAATTCCATGCCTGCTCCTTTCTAACTGTAAAATAGTTCATCAATGGTGATGTCTGGCTTAACCTCTGCGACAATGGTCTTGATTACTTTCTTTTCCTTGTCATTGAATGGCGTTTTGCCTGTTTCTTTATTGTTGTATGACTGTAAAGAAATATCTAGCTTGTCCGCCATAGCTTGCTGGGTTAGTCCTAACATGACCCGGTAGCCTTTGAGTTTGCTCATGTCGTTCTCCTTTCTTTGAAAAATCCCCCTCCATAGATTGAAAGTGTGAAAGGTCGTGGAGGGAGGTAGGCATAGAAAACTATACCTTATGTCGTAGATTATATATAGTTTTCTATACCCTGTCAAGCATTTTTTGAAAAAAAGTATAGTTTTCTTTGATTTTTTATTATTTATTGTGTATAATCCACTGTGAAAGGTCGTGAAATTTATGAACAGATTGAAAGAATTACGCAAAGAAAGAGGTTTAACTCAGCAAGAGTTAGCTCAAGAAATTGGTACGACAAAATTAACTATTTCAAATTGGGAAAACGAAAAACATGCTATCGGTTCCGAAAAAGCCAAACTGCTTGCTGATTCATTCAATGTTTCCGTCGGATACCTATTAGGTCACAGTGAATATAGAGATAGTCAAGAAGCTAGTTATCAACTAAATCAAATAGACCCTAGCGACCCTTATAACCACGTAAAAGCTAGGATATATTCACTATTAGGCGACTCACTACTTGAAGAGTTAGAAAGGCAATATGTTACAGGATATTATAGTGATGACCCTGACTTTTCTCGCCTAGTTTCTTTTTTATCTGCTGTAAATCAGCTTTCATATATGCCAGAAGAAGAAATGCTACTAAATTACGGTATATTATCACAAGATGACAAAATGATAATAAATAATTTAGTAGCTGATATGGCTGAGAAAGTAAAAAAAGAAAATCAAAAAAAGCCATGGGAAAATAAATTCTAACCCACGCCTAGAGGGGATTCTAGTGGACTGTGTGGAGTGAAAAAAGTCAGTTTTTGTCAGTAGATGAAAAAAGTTAGGTTTTGTTAGGAGCTGAAAAATGTCAAGTTTTGTCAGTTTGTATATTTTAGCAACCGTAACATATATATATTGGCTTTCTGTTAGCATTCGGTGCGTGATTCCCTCGTGCTTCAGCAAGTCCGCTGACTTAGTAAAGGTTATACCTATCAATTTTGTTGACGCCAACAAAACTGTAAATCCTATAACAATTTTAGAAAGGCTCATAATGGTTAAAATTAACGCAAATGGTAAAGAAATAACTTTACTTTCCACAAATACTGATTATGTCAGTCTGACAGATATCGCTAAATATCGAAATCCAGACGCTCCAGCCGATATTATTAAAAACTGGATGAGGAGTAGAAATACTATTGAATTCCTAGGAGCTTGGGAAAAAATAAATAATGAAAATTTTAAACTGGTCGAATTCGACCAGTTTAGAAGCGAGGCTGGATTAAATGGCTTCGTACTATCTCCGCAAAAATGGATAAAAGAGACAAATGCCATTGGTATAACTTCCCAATCTGGCCGATACGGCGGTACATTCGCCCACTCTGATATAGCTTTTGAATTTGCTTCCTGGCTTTCACCAGAGTTTAAGCTTTATATCATTCAAGATTATCAGCGCCTAAAACAAGAAGAAGCCTACAAGAACCAGTTAGATTGGCAGGTAAACCGCTATATTTCAAAACTTAATTACACCATACAAACGGACGCTATCAAAGAAAACATTGTGCCAACTCTCCAGCCCTATCAAATTTCTTTCGCCTATTCCTCTGAAGCTGATTTAATAAACGTCGCTTTATTTGGTATGACTGCAAAGGAATTCAAGAACGCCTATCCTGATAGAGAAGGTAATCAGCGAGATAATGCCACTATTGAACAGCTATTAGTTCTAAATAACTTACAAAGTCTTAACGCTGAAATGATTAAACAAGGACTATCACAAAGCAACCGACTAACTGAACTAAACAGAATTGCTAAAGAACAGCTAGACGTGCTATATAAAAACAATCAGAAGGCCCTTGATAGCCTCAAAAGATTGAGCGATAAATAAGCCCATATAAGAGTCATAGCACCACTTTAAAACGTAACCATATAAATTATCATCTTACCCGAAACAAACGAAAATAGGGCTATTCTCGTAAGCCTACGCATGATATAAACCTAAAACATTCTAAAATCTTTTTAATAACAGCTTGCCTGCTGATGGAAAGGTTTATGATCATGAAAATAACTGAAGTTAAAAAGAAAAACGGTGCTACCGTGTACCGTGCCAGTGTTTATCTAGGAATAGATGCCATCACCGGTAAGAAAGTCAAGACTAATGTCACGGGTAGGACCAAGAAGGAGGTTAAAAACAAAACTCAGCAAGCTATTGCGACTTTTAAAACAGACGGAGCAACACGCTACCAAAGTGCTACCATAACCAATTATCAAGAGTTGGCAGAATTGTGGTGGAATAGCTATAAGCACACAGTAAAGCCAAATACCCGTGGGAATGTCAAAGCACTGTTAAATAGGCACGTCATTCCACTATTCGAAGCCTATAAGCTCGATAAACTGACGACCCCACTCCTCCAAAGCATCGTCATCAAATTAGCAGACAAAGCAAATACAGGGGAAGCTGGTGCCTATCTGCACTATGACAAAATCCACGCGCTGAACAAACGTATATTGCAATACGGTGTTGTTATGCAAGTTCTGCCATACAATCCAGCTCGGGAAGTCATATTGCCCAGGAACGCAAAAAAAGCCACTAGGCAGAAAGTTAAGCACTTCAACGATAAGCAACTTAAGCAGTTTCTTGACTACTTGGACAGCTTAGACTTAACCAATTACAGAAACCTCTACGAAGTGACTTTATACAAGTTTCTGCTAGCCACTGGGTGCCGTATCAATGAGGTGCTGGCACTGCACTGGTCAGATATTGACTTGAACAACGCCACGGTCAGCATCACAAAAACACTAAACCGCTATGGATCAATCAACTCCCCCAAGTCAAATGCCAGCATACGCGATATAAACATCGACGGGCAGACGGTAGCCATGCTGAAAGAATACAGACGGCGACAGATACAAGAGGCTTGGACCCTCGGACGTTCTGAAACGGTAGTATTTTCCGACTTTATCCATGACTATCCTGAGGATAAGACCCTAGGGAACAGGTTGACCACACGCCTGAGGAATATCGGACTGCCTAACATCGGCTTTCACGGTTTCCGCCACACGCACGCTAGTTTGCTGCTTAACTCCGGAATACCCTACAAGGAACTCCAGCATCGTCTTGGTCATTCTAGAATATCAATGACCATGGACATCTATAGCCACCTCTCAAAAGAGAATGCAAAAAATGCTGTTACATTTTATGAAAAAGCTCTCGGGAATCTTTGA